TGCTGGAAGTTAATAATGGCGTTTTCGATGAGCGCAAAGTCAGAGGCGAGGAACTTCAAGTATGAAGCCTTTTCCCAATGCTTTGTATCATTGTAGGGCTGTGTAGTGGAAGTATAGCCACTGGAAGTTGTACGCTGTTTCATGCGCCAATAGGTCATGGCACCACTGACGCTTTCCTTGGCACGGACTACATGGCGAACACCAGTGCCACCACCATAGAAGTATGTCTTTCCTGACTCCCAGAGACCATCATAGACATGCTGAATGTCATCAGCCATGCGGTCATTGGTATTCTCTATCCAATCTGTAGCAATGGTATTCTCTTCGAGCTTGGGCATAGAGATCCAACCATAATGTGAGCGCGAGATCATACGGAAGAGTACCCTATATTGAGCAGACGTAGAAAGCGAAGACGGTGTTTTGAATGTCACGGAATGACGATAAGTGCCAGGACTCATCTGCCAATAGACATAACCATCATCCGCAAATCCTACAAGCGTTCCATCCTGCACATTAGCTGTAGTGCCATCAACAAGCGTTACATTACGTCCACCAGTAGGATTAGGAATAGTTGTAGCAGCCGTATATTTCTTACCATCCACATACCAAGGAGCCGACGAAGAGTGCTGCACAGCCTGACCATTATCAGAACGATAAAGATAAGAAGCCATCTTACAGCCACGATCCACACGAATCAATGTGATATAGCAGCGGTGGTTGATGTCGGTATAGGTATTCTGTGAATCGTCGCTACTAAGATATACATATCCTTCGACATAGAAATACTTATTAGCAGAAGATGTATTCTTTACCAGGAATGATTTTGTCTGTGAGCTGGTAGAAGTAAATGTTACTGAAGACGTTAATCCTGATTCCCAATTCTGTTCAAAGCCAAAGACTTTAAGATAGACATTTGATGAATAACAACGTCCCGTTACCGTCACAATAGCCTGCTGGCCAGCTTCCAACCAGAAACCACGACGGGAAGCACCTATCTGCCAGTATGAACCGCCATCAGAACCGTTATATACCGATGAAGAAAGCAAATCCTGATACGACTGCATAGCACCCCAGAATGAAAGCGTGTACCAAGTATTTGCCTTCAGCTTTTGCAACACACCATATTCATAGACATTTTGTTTAAGCAATTCGGTATATAGGTTTTCCCATACAGGCGTACCACCGAAAGAGTTATGAGAACCAACGGTATTCACACCAATACCGCCATTCTTGTCAGTCCACGCCTCCATCTGACCTTCAGAGAGGAAAGCGGTGTCTTCGAGTAGGTTTTCCTGTACGCCAGTGTCGAATTGTGCCAGAAGAGATATTTCAATAGTTGGCGTGTCAGAGCGTGTGTAAGAAGTCAACTTCTTTTGCCAAAGGTAACGGTTTTCCTTTGTCAGTCCGGCCTCGGTTGGATAAGAGCCACTGGTAGATGCAATCCATCCGCTATCATTCTCAGCAGGAGCCTCGAATGACTGCGTAAACATACGATAGAAATAGATATTAGCGATACCATTGCCATTATCGCCAGGACCGCCCTTTGTACCATCCTTCAGGATGGGAATGGTCTCGCGGTCGAGACGGACGGAGCCGGAAGCACTACGCTGGCCACGCCACAGTTCGAGCACTACGCTGGTATGGCTGGCAGCCTCGGAGGTGCCAACAGAACGGCCAGAGGTAGGCAAAGATGTGGAAGGGCTTGCTGCACCATCCCAACCATAGTAGATATAGTAACCAGAGAGTGAATCATGGTTAGAGGTTGTAGAGCCAACCGTCTTCTGAATCTGACAGGTCAGTGTATAGGAACCTGTGAGATTGCCACTACTATTACGGGCAAACTGGAGAGCGGTGTGGCTGGGTTTAAGCTGATAGATTTCAGCATCCTCACCACGACCGCCGGACTTCACAGCACAGACGGTAAAGGTGGCGTAGCGGGTGCCATAGGTGGCATGTACGGCCTTCAGTACAATGTCAGTTACTTCGGCAGGTTGGATGTTGGCAGCGATGCTGATAGACGGATTGAACTTATCGGTCAGATCCACGGTAAAGCCATTTGGCGCAGATCCATCGACAGTGACCGTACAATCGTTAAGTACCGATGTAGTACCATAGAAAGCATTGAGTCCGAAATCAAGGCCCAATACACCAGTAGTCTTTCCCTGTTCGTTGACGGGGATAGCAGCCATTTCGTTGTCAATGTCGAGCACAAAGGCATTATCGCCCTGCTTACCCTTCTGACCATCGAGCACAATAGGCACCGTCTCACGGTCGATAAGGCCCGTAACATTTGACTCAGTTACCGTATAAGTGGTGTTCGTACAAATGATAAACTGAATGTCTGAATAGGTTGTTACCGAGAAATCAGTGAGATAGTACGACTTATAGTAGGAGTAGAGATAGAACGAAGACCATGTGCCATTGCTACGACTCTTACGACGAAAATAGATGTTGTAACCGTCGAAAGAGCTGCTGACATCCGAATTTGTTGATGGAGTCTGATTGCCTATGCGCTTGGTATAGCCGCACTTCAATGTAGCCGTAGTCTGATTCAGGTCGCCGTTATTGTCACGTCCGATGGTGACAGCTGTATCAGACGGCAGCAGCTCGTACATGACGGCATCCTGACCCTTACCGCCTGACTTCACGGCAGCAATAGAGAAGACTGTCTGACGAGTGCCATAGTCGCTATGCACCACCTGGAAACGCAGCTCAGTAATCTCGGCAGGCTGTGTGTTGGCAGCAATGACGATACGAGGTGTAGTCTTATCCGTTACTACATCGACATTGAAGCCAGTGGGCGCAGTACCCACAAGCGACACCGTACAGTCGTTGATGACATTGGCAGAGCCATAATAAGCCGCCAGGTGGAAGTCGAGCGTGATCTGAGACTCTACCTTACCATCGGTGCTAATAGGAATAGAAGTCATTTCATTGTCGATGTCGATAATGAATGGCGTATCGCCAGGGTCGCCCTGCTGTCCCTTCTGACCCTCCTTATTGATGGGGATAGTCTCGCGGTCGAGACGCTTTTCCTTCGTAGAGCCGTTCATCTTCCACAGTTCCAGGACCAGCGAAGCATAAGAGGCCGCATTAGAGGCAGAGACGGTAATCGTACCACCCACACTGATAAAATTGGATGGTGTGGCTGGATTGCCATAGCCATAGTAGATGCGATAACCAGAGAGCGAACTAAGGATAGTAGTCTCTTCATCCACGATTTTCTTCACATAGCCCGTGATGACATTGTTCGCCATGTTCAGCGTACCATCCGCATTACGCGCAAATGATAGTGAAGACGGTGACGGCATCAGCTGGTAGATGACAGGTGTAAGGCCATCAGTACCGGCAGCCTGGGGCTGAATAGTAAATCGGGCCGTCTTGGGTTTGTCAGTGTAACCGCTGGCCGTACCTGTTATATCAATGAAAATAGTCTTGTTATAGACATGCGACGTGCTCCCCATGGTGACAGTTATCTTTCCCGTCTCAGAGTTGACATCCACAGACACCTCAGAGCCGCATGTCGTACCATCCTCATAGGTTTTCGTCGTTGAATAAGTAGCAGACAGCGGTGTAATACCGTAGAACATCGAGGCAGTGGTCTCACGAGAGACAGAAGCAGTTATCTTACCATCGGCCTTGGTGCCAAAAGCATCTTGTTCGTTATCCAGGTCGATGATCAATGCAGACTCACCAGGGGCACCATTCAAACCGTCTTTGTTGATGGGGAGCGTTTCACGGTCAAAGATGTTTGACTCGGCCACAGCTGAAGCAGAGTTAGCGGTAGTCAAGATAAACTCGTAGGCCGTATTCGTGGTGCTGTTGGGGATAACCAGGTAGAAGTTAGACGATGAGAGGTCTTTCATCCATGCCCAATTACCAGGGGAGCCATTAGCAGCAATGGCACGGTAGAGGATGTTATAAGTACCGTCGATATTCTGAAGGTCTGAAGCCTGGTCTCCGTCATGCTTTACGATAGAGCCATTGTAATTCTTGGTGTAACCACAACGGACAGAGATAGAAGCCGGTGTGAGCTGGTTGCTGCTGTTACGCGCAAAAGAAGCATCGTTCTGCGAGAGCAAGAGCTGATAGATAGCCGGAGAGACACCAGGCGCACCAGACTTCACGACATTGGCCGTGAAGACGGCAGGATAGGACTTGCTGGCATAGCCGATGGCAATGCTGGCCGTGAGACGGTCGGCAGACAGCTGTGTATTGACAGCAAACACCCATTCCAGTTTATAGGCACCGTCCTGCTGGGGCGTGATGGTAGGTGTGACAGGACCCAACTTGCAGTTGGCAGCCACAGGAGCCGTCAGGCCATCATTGATGATAGCAGAGCCACGATATAGGCGGGCATAGGTCACGAGCGTAGTAGCCGCCGTGACCTTACCAGTGCTGTCACACGGTATGGCATCCATTTCATTATCCAGGTCAATGAAAATAGCATCTGCACCATTCTGTCCCCATACCGTAGGGCCTTCAACAAGATATTCCGCTTCGGTAGTGCCATTACCATTGAGATACACCGTCTTGATACATTTCCAGAGGTAGGGCGTTGACTGCGAGTAGCCACAGGAAGCGAGCGATGACCAGGTATTCCATGTATTATCGTTGGTAGGAGTGGCGGGAATACTGTTGGTCGTTGTAGCCTTGAAACGAGTGTCCTGTGACTGAATACCACGACCAGTAAGACCTTCAGCACCCTCGGCAATGACGCGGAGATCGTGACGCTCCACCTCGATATTGCCATATTTCAATACAAATGTGATAACCGATGTAATGCCGGCAGTAGAGACGTTAGAACCCAGCGTATAAGGCGATGAAGTGTTGTCACGATAGACAATGACGCTGTAGCCCGACGGCACCACTGACTGCGTTTCAGCAGAACCATCGGCATTACGTTTAATGAGCGAGCAAGAGACTTTGGCCGGTGAAAGATTGTCGTTGGCATCCTTGATGATAGCCGAATGCGACGGCACCAAGTCATAGTCAAAACCATTCTGCCCCAGCGAACCGGCAAATTCCACGATGGGATCGAGCGCAGAGCCATCGGTAAGGTAGGTGATGTATTTATGCCACAGATACGGAGCCGATGCCGTAGGAACGGGCACCTGCTGACCATCGGGGACCAGTTGCCAGCGTGAATCGCTGACTGCTGGCATTATGCCAGAAGCCTCGGTGATATAGTAATTGTCGATGTGATCCACCGATATGGTGGGCTTCACTGCTGTAACGGCAAATGTCTGTGATATGACTGGATTCATTGCATCTTATTTTTGAGCAAAGATAGGGGAAACGGGGGGAAAGGTAGGGACAAAATAAACCCGCTGGTGGAAACCAGCGGGCACGAGAGTAGGGGACAGGCGCACTAAGAGGCGGTGACTATACCGTTGATCTTATAGCCAGACTGAGCCACGAAGTCGTAGGGTAGCACGATAGTACCACGATTGGAAGAGGTGGTCATTGTCGGGCCACTGGTAATCTCGTTCTGCTGGCCGTCGTACAATACACAGGTAAAGTTGGTGTACTGCGTATTGATAGCCGTTGCATCCTCCATGGTGGCCACCCAAGCCGTGACAGTGCATGACTCACCTGGTGACAGCTGGCCGCTGAAATCGCTGTTGGAACCATTGAGCGAGATATACAGATACTCAGGATCCTGCGTATCATCAATGGATGCAAAGGCCGTTGTCACACGGTTGTTATAGCTTGCATCCGTAAAGAAGTCACAGCGGAGAATGAGGTTATCCACGAAGTCTGCACCATAGAACGTGACGGAATGGTTGTTTCTTGCAGCCACATACTCATCACCCGTACCGGCATTGTACCACTTACAGTACCATGTAGCAGGCGACTGGCCATCCTCACCATAGAGCGAGGCCGTGACGGTGACAGACTGATCCTGTGCGGTGATAATGGCTGACTCAGGCGACAGCAGGCCCAAGAATCCCTGTGCGGACATCTGAGCAATCTTGACATCCACCTGACACTGGAACGGCTGCTGCTTACCCAAAATCTCCACCGAACCCTCATAGCCGATAGTATCAAGGTCAATGTTGGTAGGCGAAGCCAGGTTAGCGATGACCGTCAGACAGGGCACCAGGTAGCTGGAGCCACCAAGTGACACCGTAGTAGTGCCGACGTGGAAGAGCGGATCATTGTTAGCATCAAGGAAGTTGGTAGAATTACCACTATTGTCAAAGGTAATCACCACATCGTTATAGAGCCAATGCGTATTGACCAACTGTGAGTTGTTCATATACTGCACACCCTTACGGATGACGGGATAGACACGCGGCTGGCTGGGATTGGGATCGGCCTGCGTCGCTTTCCAGTTAGGAATAGCCTTTTGGGTATTGTTATTCCAGTTCTGGGAGAGCGTGCCGTCGATGCGCAAAGAGCCTTGCACGGTGATACCTTCCTGAAGGGCAGTGATGGCAAAATGATTGGAAATTGTTGGAGCTGGCATATTCTTTTCTTTTTAGGACCGTGGCGATGCCACAGCATACGAAACATTTATGAGGTGAGAATGGCAGCGATGAGTGTTATGTAACAAAGGACTTCAAGAATGAAGATTCCTTTACCCTCAAGGATGCGCATGGTCGAAGAGGCAATAAGCGGCACCAGGACAAACCAAAGCAAGAGCCACCAGGGACAAATGAGCATGACACACAGCTGGGAGCCAATTCCGGCAGCAATGGCCAGGATGTTATGCGCTGTGTTCGGGTCATGTCGCACGAGCGGCATTGCTCCCACGAAAGCGAGAGCGGCGATGGTCAGGAATCCTACAAACTGGAAGATGGAGCCATCCAGCGCGTCGAGCAATGCAGGACATATACCAAAGGCCATCGACCAGATGAAGAGCGTCCACACGAACTTATAACCTTTGGAGAGGTTAAACACCATGTGCGAAATGGACGCAGGCAATTCGCGGTGCAGGTAGATAGCCGTCCCCACATAGAGGACAGCTATCAGCACGGAGAGTAGGAGTAATGCAGTCATTGGCACCTATACATTAAAACTCCAAGTGAGCGGGATAGCCCTGTGTGAAGTCGTAGGACTTAATGGCATCCACATCATTGAGAGCGGCGATAGCGGCCTTGTGTTCAGCCGTCTTATCGTAGCACTCGCTGGCATAGACTTCGAGGGCCGAAAGCATCTGAAGACCAGCATCGGGCGTGATGGTAAACGACTGTGTACCGAGCCAGAGCGTCGATGTAGTCTTACCCACAGCCTTCTCAGCATTCAGACGGGCAATCAGTCCATTACGAGTGTCTTTGTCGAGCCACATGGGAACACCGTCATAAGAGAACTGGTTGACGGAATCAGAAGCATCATACTCACTGATACGAGCTATCTGCATCTGACGGGCCAGTTCCAGCGCGTTACCAGGCAGTAAGCCTGCCTCATTAGCCGTCAGCAGTGCCTCGGCAGCCACGGCCACAGCCTTGAACTCATCGAAGCCCTCTTTCAGCAATGCCTTGGTGACATTCTCCAGGGTAAACGGATTAGAAACACGGATGACATAAGCCATATATACCTTACGGGTCTCAGACTCCTGTCCTTCCTCACCATTGTTAATCACTTGATCCACTTCCTCAGTGTCGAAGCAGATGCGGAGCACGGTTCCCTCTAACTCCACGGGAGCCGGATTCTCGGTAAACTCTGATTTCTTCATTGTTTTTTATTTTAAGGGGTTATACGATATTTCTTATCTCAATGCCAACCACAGCCGATAACGGCTGGGAACGGTGGTTATGTTATCTCGTAGTCGGGAAGACCGGCAGCGTTACAGCGTACAATGGTGCCCGTGAATGGGAATCCATCGTGAGCATTGATGTAGTCGAGCGTCTGAATGAGTTTCTGGTTACAAGTGAAGAATTTGAACTTCTGTCCGTTGTCTTCCACCTGTACGATGGCCGCATTCTTCTTATACTTCGACTTCACACCCAGCTCCACATCCGTAAAGATGATTTCACGTCCGCACAGCATAGATGCAGACACTTTCGTACCCTCCAACATGCGTTTGCCGTCAGCGTCCTTTTTCTCGAACTTAGGTACTTGCAGATCCTTAAATGATTTCATATCCATTACCTTACACCAGAGGTTAAAGCCATTGCAGTGCAACAGCCATCCCTTATAGGAAGTTGCAGCCTGATAGCGACGCATAGGGTCTTTCAGGCGGTGCATCTTCTGTTTGAACTTTGCCTTCATGCGCTTGCGCAGAAGAGTATGATTGAAGAAAAACTGATAGCCGACGAAATCAAGGCCATGGTGCTCATCAATGATCTGCACACCGATATTGTCATGCAGCGGTTGCTCCATCACATCGTTAGCATATTCCATGATAAAGTTTACAGCCTTCCACACCTCTTTCTTGTCAAGGCCAATAATCACCATGTCATCACAATAGATTTCCATCCACACATCAAACAGGGCCATCACGAGGCGACACAGCGGACAGGTGTAGTAGTTGGCCATGGGCTGTATGGGGAACAGTCCGATGCCCAATCCTTGCTCACATGCCGTCACGATCTCATAGATGAGATAGCGGATGCCAGGATCAGAGAATTTCTTGCAGAGCACATCATAGATTTTCTGCTGATTGATGTTGTGGTAAAACTTCACGAAATCCAGCTTGGCATAGTATAAACGACCGGCATACTTATGAGCGTCGATAAACTGCTCAGTACGGTGTGCCGCAAAGTGCATACCCTTGCCCTTGATGGATGCCGAAGAGTCATAGTAGTATGCCCGCATCATTATGGGCATTATGACCTGCATCAGCGCATGGTTCTCGATATGGTCAGGAAAATACGGCAGCTTATGCAGCAGTCTGTCTTTGCCACACGGACAATGACGTATGCACTCATGGCCAGGCGAGGTGTGATAGGTGCCCGTCATCAACTGCTGTTGCAAAGTCTGGAGGTTGCCCTCTGCGTCACGGTCGAAGATACGCACACCTTTATGAGCCTCCTTGCCACGACGTGCATCATGGTCAGCCACGCGCAGATTGCCAAAGTCATAGACCTGGGCGATGCGCACCTTGCGGTTCTTACCACGGAGGCGGGCTTTACGCTTATATGCCAACTCTTCTGCCATTTATGCCTTTTCTTGTGGTGGCTATGATAGCCACATACTTGACTGGTTTCTGGTCATGCCTTCTACACTTCTCGGCTCACGGGCTTTCGGTATATGCGTACAACTGCATTGCTTACTTACGCGAGGGGACTCTATTTCATACCCTACGCCTTTATGTGTTTGCTCTGTCAGGGTTTTCACCCCTCCATCGAGTCAGGCTCAATCGTGTGCTCATCCTTAGTGGTCTTCACGAGATCTGTAGGGATAAACAGTGGATATTTTTAGTGTATAATTTCAGGCGAGCACCGATGTTCGTGTTCGAGTTCGAGAAAGCGTTATTCGAGTTCGCATAAGCGAGACCGCATTGCGCACCGTTATTCGCGTTACCCCCGACGTTCAGCAGCTCAACGATTTATCGCCTTTTCGGGGTCGTTTCCGATCCCCTGCCTCTCTGTTGGTCCCACAAAGCTGTAGAAGGAAAACTCGAACTAATCCAACTCTTTGCAAGCAGAGGGGCTATTGATTTTTTTGTTTTGTGCGTTCAGGAAGTATGACCTTTTACCTTTTCGTCTTCAGTTTCTCTTTTGGGACAGCCCTTGCAGGACGATTTCCCTTGGTGATTTTTTTTATTGTTATTATTCTGTTTTACGGCTGCTGTGTCACAGCAGCATCCTTAACACTCAGGAGAGAAAAACGGGTCGGCCAGCCAGCAGGAGCGGCAGCACAAGTTGGCTGGCCATGACCCGCTTACGCGGTCAGGGCCACCAACTGTGCTCCGCTCACGATTTCCGGCTCCCCGTAGAAGGCCAGGCGAGCACCGATGATCGTGTACGAGGCCGAGAAAGCGGCATTCGAGGGCGCATAAGCGAGACCGCAGCGCGCACCGATATCCGCGGCACCCCCGACGCTCAGCAGCTGACCACCCGTAGCGGCATAGTACCCATCACAATAGTATGTAGTGCTACCGCCACCCGTGACATTCTGAGCAATCATATCCCAGAACTCTCCGCACTCCATGCTCTTGACGTAAGCACCTGATGCAGACTGTACGGAACAGACAAACTCGCGGCCAGTAGCTGTATTGCTCACCTGGTTGCCGGAATAGACCACAGCCTTACGGACATCGTTATCCATGTAGAAGCGGATGCCAGGACGGAACTCCCAGAGTTTACCCCAAAGATCCTCAAAGCCAAAGAGCTTCACGGGGTACTGGTCGCCAATAGTGGCATCAGTGTAGTACACATTACCACTACCGTCGCCCAAATGCTTCAGCAAACCCATAGGCACGTCACGCGCAGCCTCCCATGAAGATGTCTGGAAGCCGGCACCGATGACGCTCTGTGAGTTCAGATTACCATAGCGGGCCTGGAACAGCGCGTTAATCAGGCAATGGAAGCCGTAGTTAGCCAATCCCCACTCTGAACCGAGCAACTGAGCGGCAGCCCAGAACTGGCTCATTGTCTGTGAGTGCTTCGGAGCCTTGTCGGGACGGGAGTGTGCCTTGTTGTTGGCATCGTAGCTGATCTTGTATGCACCTACCCAATGAGGTGAATCGAAGACCTTGCCACCGTCGATAGGCACAGTACCACCGAAATGCAGCGTCTTACCCTCACCCTTGAAGTGGCAATCAGGTACATGTACCATCGTCTCGCACACCTGTTCAAGTGCAGTAGTAAACGCCGTGCCATCGGCAAACTTCGTCCAATCAGCACCATTCAGTTTGGCAGCATACACCTTACCATCTTTGATAAAGAAGGCATAGCCACCCATCTGAGACTGATAGAGTTCAGCAGCACCACGATTATTGACCACAAAGGCCGGATTAGAGTTTTGCTCCAGTGTAAAGCTGGAAGCGAGCGCACCAACAACAGTAGATGGAATGGCACTGTTGTTCACCTCTTCGGGCGTAGCCTCGTAGAGATTGTCCTGACTGGTCATACACAGCACCTTGGCTATGTTTTCACCAGACGCAAGAGAAGTTTTCGCTTTTTTCATCTTTTGTGAATATTAAAGGGTTATTACTATGTTCTTACAGCGAGTTCATGGCCAGATGCAGACTGGAACACCTCTCCTGACGGGTCAGCCAGGATGTCGTAGGGTCCACGAATGGAGCAACGAGGATCCACGATGAACTTAGTGCCGGCATTATCGTAGATGTACTGTCTTGGTACCACGACTTCCAGGCCATAGGCACCCAGCGGCACCGGCGCGTCATTGCTACCCTGGCGACGTACCGCCCAATCGCACATCAGCCAATGACGTTTCTGTTCGAGCGTCATGTCATCATGCTTGGCCACATGTACTATCAGGCCAAAGGTCATAAAGGAGTTCTCGGCAAACACTCGGTCGCCTCCATAAGAGAATACCGTAGGTATTACCTTCGGATAACGCCACGCGATGCAGGCCGTTGCCTCATTAGGCAGGTCTGGAGCCGCTGTTGACGTACCGTTAGCAATACCGATACGACAGCGCACCATCAGATTGTCTATGAAGTCTGCGTCGATAGACAGCGTAGCCGTATTCTTTCCGCTGACATACCAGAGGCAATCATTATTGATGGTCAGCCAATGCACACCATTATCAACAGAATAGTCCCAGAACCATGCTACTGCATCCGTTTTGTCAGCACTGCCCTGACGTGCTTCTGCCTCGAAGGTGTAGATAGTCGTAGCGGCATGAAGCGGGAAGTGCTTACGGGTACGATCACACAGGATATTGATGCTCCACTGCTCATCAGCCTGTAGGATGGCCGACAGCGGCAGCGTATCAGACAGCACGAAGGGCGACGATGTACGAGTGTCGGTAAAGCGGCACTCACAATAGATGTTCGCTCCCAGCTGATGTGTGAAGTTCTTACGGACATACAGGATATTACCGGCAATGTAATAGTCCTGAGTTGAATCGGTGGAAGTCACCTGCACCCCATTGACATACCAGAATATCTGAGGCACGAGTGTATCAGTATTCAGGTTGTTGTCTGGGTCGATGATACTGTAAACCGCTTTCAGTCGCAATGCGCCATCTGTCTGTGTACCGTGTTCATCAATGACCGGCACAACAGAATGGTCAGGAATCCACTGCTGCACCGTCTGACGATAGAACTGCACAGTTGACAGGCCACCCAGCACCTCAATGTGCATTGCAGTGTTGAGCGGTCTGTAGGTCGTAGTGACTGCCAGCGGTTGAGAGTTATTCAGTCTTTTCATACTTTACTATTTATACCCATCCGAGAACGGCTGGAAACAGTGACTAAACAATGCTATACAGCGAGCAGGTCATCATCCATGAGCGACTTGATGACGTATTCGACAATGGCTTTCGGCGTGATAGAGATAGCCTTACCCTGGCTATTGACACCCAGCAAGCGCACAATGTCAGAACCGGCATTCGTAGCACTGGCATCAAGGGCAACATAGGTGTTTGCGGCATCGGTAGAAGTAAGGAACGGCGTAAGGTCGATCTGACCAGTCATCGGATCCCATGATTCACCATTCCAAACATAGTTGGTGCCGGCGGGAATCTTATCATTAGCCGCTACCACGTTATACATGTGGCCTTTCTTCAAGTCAGAAGACGGCAGATGAGCATAGTCGGCCACCTGTCCCTCATAGGAGATAGCGGCACCCAGAGAAATGATTTTTGCCAGCAGCTCTGCAATGGCAGCCTGCACCTGCGTAGCCACAAGGCCGGTGATAGCCGTCAGCGTCACATCCTTTGCCTTGCCAGAAAATGCCACGTCAGCACACTTCTCTTCGATGACATTCTCAATATCCTCCTTGGTGGTGGTGTCATCAATAATCGTGTCGATATTGATGGCCGTCGGCTGCTTACTCATGGTAAGACGGAAGAAAAGCGACTTAGACGGTGACAGCACCTTGAATGAGAGATTAAGGCCAACGACCTGGCTTTGGAACACTGACCAGTTTTCCTGGTCCTTACTGGATTCTACCGTTACGAGGTGGAATCCCTCAGTCGGGAAAGTGCAATCAATGATAACACTCCCTGCGAAGATGTCTGAGACATACTTCGGGTGCTGGTAGGAGATAGACAACTGTGACATACTAAATAGGGTTTAGAATTTTATTTATTTTTGAGCAAAGATAGATGGAAAGACGCAGGAGTTAGGGACAAAACTCCCAGCAGAAAAACGCTTGGCACAGTGGAAAGGCACACTAATCACCTAATGGAAGGCACATGCCCGACATGTTTGTAAGATGATAGCGGCAGCCTATATAGAGCGAGTCAAACGCATCTGTGCCGTCCGTTCTGTACTCCAGGCGTACTGCATCGTCTGCGTCTTCAGAGAGCTTTTCACCTGCTTTATTCTTTCTAAACCCTTTATAGCCGATAGACACCTCCGCATTCTGCATGGCAATAATCAGGGCCTCGTTATTCTCACGATTGATGCGGATAGCAGGGTAGGCCACACCAGCCAGCGACTCGTTGATATCCTTATACTTCATTTCGTGGGCCATCGGTGATCCCATGTCAACAGGCCGTACAGACCAACCGTATTTCGTCAGTTCGTTAATGACCACATCCTTGAAGTCTTCCATACCTTCGATGGCATAGCCCTTGAACTTGGCTGTTGCATCATAGAAATAGATGACCTCACGGCATTTCTGCATCTTAGGCTTATAGTAGTGATGCCAGTCGCCCATCAGCTCACGCAGCTTACGCTCATTCTTGACATACATACTGGAGAGCACATTGAGACATTCCTGGTTATCCCTGCGATAGAGTTGCCCAGTCACCACCCAGTTAATGTTAGCGTTGTAGTCCATGCTGATATACAAAGGCAGCGCGTCCACTACGTCACCATCCAGAGTGCAGTCTTTGATCTGCTGTAACTCGCCAAAGTCGGGAGTCTCGTACTCTTCTTCAGTAGCAGAGCCACCGAGCACAGTCATAGCTTTCTTTTTCGTGAAGCTGCTGTCAATGGCCGGACAGTCATCTGGAATGTAGCCATGCACATTTTCTATATCGAGATTAGAATAGAAACCGTCGTTAGTCTTTGCCACCTTTTTATTAAGAATAGATATGGCAAACACGACAGGAGGGAGGTCACGCGCCATTCTCGCTATGTACGACTCTCCGACGATATCTACATTATCTAAGGTACTGACACGCCAAAACGCAAAAGCGTTACACTGTAAGGTACGGATTTTCTTCTGGTAGGACTTCGAGTTAAGAATCATCTGCATGTCGAAATCCTGATCAGGTGTAATCAGATACTTATGGCAATAGAGTAATTCCGCTTCCTCTGCATCAATCAGTTTATAGTTGATAGCCATATCGAGCATGGCCTTATTGATACGCTGGCCATAGTTCGGCAGGATCTTGAACGGGCCTTCGTGGTTCATCATGGCCTGTGCCTTGATACGGATGGCATCTATCTCATCCTGACGGCAAAGGATAGGCACACAGCCGTCACGCTTGGCATTACGCAGCAGCTCATTGTAGAAGATGACACGCTCTGCATAGTCTTCCAACTCAGCCTGTATCTCCCGATAGGTTTTGTTAGTCAATGGCCCCGTATCAGGGTGCATGTCGAGTTTGCTTTCCTCATTCTCCAGCCAGTTATTCTTTGATGTCAGACTCGCATCAGAGGCAAAGAAAGTAGATTTGAAAAGTGGGTTTGCATCAGAGAAAGACGGGTCGCCCAACGGATGCACGATACCTGACAATGCCGGCATGACTTCACCATCCAGTTTGGACTTCGACATAAACTTGCACTCATCGGCCACGATGGAATTTACCGTCAGCGAATTGGCCGATCCCGTGACTGCCATAGAAATGAGTTGCCATATTGTGCCATTAGCGAACCAGATGCAGTTATCCCAGGTTTTCGGTTTGATGATTGGACTCGGCACCCATCGTGGCGGTTTGCCCCACCCGAAATGTACTGACTCGCGGATGCCAAAGAAACGCTCAATGGCGGCAATGGTGCCAGGCACGGTACGGGTATAGAGCTGTTTTCTGGAGTTTCCTAACCAAATATTCGTAGCACGAGGCATAGACAGACTGACGCGATAGATGCGAGGCCCGATAGAGCCATCAGTCTTACCGAATCGTCGGCTACCAAGCAAGCGACCGTCTCGTACATTCATCAGGTACATCAGGTACTGCTTGTGGTTCATGTAAACGTCTCTTCTCTCTGCCATAAGCTACTCTTCTGAAAATACATCTTTCTCTGGCTCTGGCTCCGGCTGTTCATCAGGCATCTGCCATGTACCATCAGAACTTTGTATCATCTCGACTACCTGTTTGTCGGTCAATCCGTAGCGTTTAGCCATCTTCTTACGCTCTTCGTCTGTATAATTCACTCTGTCACGCTTCACCACCGACACATCAGTAGTGATGGTGATCTCAGAAGACGGCATCTGTCCGGCCACATCCTCTTTCTCCTGGAAGTTGTTATTGAGCTGCATCTTCAGGTCAGCACCAGACTTCACACTACGCGGGTCGCCCATCTTCATCCCCTCACGAATAAGCCAGTCGGACGCATCCTGCACCTTTGCCTTCTCGATGTTGTCAATGGGCGTGTCGAAACGTCCTATGATATGATTGAAGAGAGCCACGTCGTTAGATATCTCGGTAGGTGTACGCGGAACACCAGGGCGTACATTCATAGCGGCTACATACTCCATAGCCTTTGTGTCGCCCTCGCTGGCTCTCTGCAAGAGCACTGGATATTCACGGGCAGCAATGCGACGCATCACGTCAGATGGCCGTATCTGTTTGTCCTGAATCCAAATCTGGTATGCCTCGTAAGCCAGCAGCGCACGGAAACGCTGATCAGGCGACAACACCATTTTTTCGATGGTGATGCCACCCAATAACCAGCGTTCTACTTTGTCGAAGTATTTTTCTGAAGGTTTTGACATTGAGTGAAGAGTTAAGAGGGCATAAGCCGATGGGAAACCACCGGCCTACGCGAAACCTTTTGCAATATGCTTGCGCTTACGTTTGTTGTACTTATCCTTACCAGTACGCATCAAATATTCGCCATACTCCTTGGGCGACATGCCATATCCATTACCATAGTAACGGCCACCACCCATCGGCGCATAGGGATTACTGAGATACTGCTGGACGGTCTGGCCAGGCAAACGATTCTGAGCCTGCTGCTGGCTATTGTTGTTGTAACGCTGGGGAGCCTGTGCTGTCACCTGCTGGCCTTGCGCCTGTGATACAGCCTGTTCCATGAGTTGCTGACCTGACGGACTCGAAACCAGTCCACCTGCGATAGCAGCTGCACCTGCTGCCAATGCTGTTAGGATTTTCTTTTTCATTGATTTATGAATTTATGAGTTAATGATTTTATGAAGACACGAAGACGGACCCAGCGGAAAACCGCTGGGCACAGTAGTTACTTCTTTTTAGCAGATTTCTTTTCGGCCTTGGCTGCTTTCTTGGCGGCGGCTTTCTCGGCTTTCAGAGCTTCAGCAGCGGGAACCACATTCTTCTCGCAATCCTCTTTGGCGGCATTCAGCACGGCCAGGTAAGGCTTTGCCTCTTCCTCGCCAATCAGTTCCACCAAAGCCTGGTAGCGTTGAGTCATGGTCTCAATACGCTTTGGCGTATTAGGCTTATCCTTACGCATGAGGTACTTGACGATAGCATCTACCTGCTCTTTCTTCTTTTCCTCTGCCTCACGGATAGCCTTCTGCTCTGGGTCGTTGGCCTTGATGTCCTCAATAACCTTGGCCTTAAAAGCATCCTTATCCTCTACCTTATCCCAATAGGGACGTAGGGTAGTGCGCAGTTGCTGGGGATCGACCTTCTGGGCTTCGATACTGGCACGGAAAGCAGTGTCTTCCTTCAGGCGCACATATACCACAGCCAGCTCGTTATCTACACGGACGTAGATTGCCTCGTAAGCCTCTGTGCATTTGATGGACTCCTGGCTATAAGGCTCTACTTCCGATTCAGGCTTACCGGCTTCTGCAAGCACCTTTGCCGTCGTTGCTGCTTCCTCTGCACGAGAACGCAAATCACGGACATTCTCTACAGCCTCTTGCAGTTCAGGAGAGAAGAGCCACTTCAACTGATCCAGATGCAACAGTGTGCCACCATTCAGTGAGCCGGACACTGTGCCAGGAGCGGCAGCGTCGATGGTAGGAATCTCAGACTTAGGGCCGAAGAGCGTTTCTTCCTTTGCCTCTGCCTCCTTACGGTCATTCTCAGCCTTTAGCGCACGGGCAGCAGCTTCATCCTTAGTGGGACGGCCAACATGCGGCACCAACAAGGCAGGATCGGTCAGGTCAACAGTAATGTCCAGTGCAGCCTTTGCATCAGAAAGTGCTTTGTCTGAATAGTTACGGAGCAAACGCTTACGGGACGCATAATCACGAAAGCGCAAAGCCTCACGGACGAAAGAGCGGGTAAAGGGGAATACAGCAATCAGTGAAAGACCCTGTTCAAAATCCTTATGAGAGAATTTGCCCGATTCGATGATAGGCAACTTCTCAGCGTACCATGGCTGGAACTCTGCCAACCATTCCTTGCGCTCATCGAGCGACATTTCAGTGAAAAGTTTTTTATCCATTGTACTTAAATTTTTAGGGCTGCAACGGTATTGCAGCAAACGGAACAATTATTGACAGGAGCAAATTTAGGGGAAACAGGGGAAAAGGGTGGGACAGAAAACAGGGGATAAAAAAGGCCCGCATCGGGATAACAGCGATGCGGGCGCAATAATAGGGGAATTTTCGGTTAAGAAGTTTTAACCAGCAAGCCATCCCAACCACCAGTCTCAGGAGGTGTGACATAAAGGTTGTCGTAGAGCACACCATTGAGGTGGAACTCCAGTGAGGTCTGACGGTCATCACCAGAAGCGGCACCCGTATCAGACGAAATACCACCCTGCTCAACCTTGACGCGCTTGTAGGGATCGTACATAATTTGCGTGTCACCCGTCTGGCCATCAGGAACGATGATACCGATGTCAAGGTTCTGGAGGGCACGAGACAGGAGGCTCACCTTCTTATTCACAGCGTCAATAATGGCGTTGTAAGTCAGATTATAGCCCTTGTTGTTGCCCTGGCCATCACCCTTGATTTGCTGGGTCTCATCCTTCAGGTCGATGCGATAGAGGCCCTTACCAGTCTTAAAGGCAGGTGTAGAGTACACGTTGCCGGTCAATACCAGTGGATCCTGTAGGTCAGCCTTAACGAAGTAGTAAGCCACAGCCGAGGTGCCACCAATGTTTTCGAGGCAGTTGTCAGCGTTCAGGAAATGGTCGAGAGCGGGGCAAGATACTGTATCAGCCATATTCTTTTCTAATTTTTAGGGTTGTTACTTTTTTTGCAGAACTGTTCTCAGGGAAACCGTTACCGCATCAGGGCGGCGAACCGCCCTGTGCGGAATTAGGTTTAGGCATTCTTGAAGAATGCGGTCAGAGCCATCGGCATACCCGTAGCGGTCACATTGATCGTTGCGGTGGTCTTACCGTTAGACCAACGATCGAAGACCTTACCATTGCCAGGAACAGCCACCAGCGTGAGGATGGTGTTAGGAGCAAACTCCTGAACCTCATCGTAATCCTCGCCGTTGACAGTTACCTTTGCGCCGGAGCCACCGCCATCCAGTGTGATGACCAGCTTCGAGTTCTCGTAGTCGCCATTGATGACATTCTCAGCAATCGAGCCGTCGCTGATAACAAATGCAGAAGCCAACGGATTGAAGACACGGGTGCCCTGGATCGACTGGATTTGGAATACCACATCCTGTGCATCCTCATCGGTGCCAAACTGTGTCTTAACGAAGGTCTGATTGTTCTCAGAGTCAACTCCATACTGGAGGTTGTTGGGGATAGTGGCCATCAGGCGTGTACCAACACCCCAGGCATCAGAGGGGCAGAACTCGACACGAGGCATTTCAGGCACGGTGAAGTTACCGTTTGGCAGATAGTTCACCTTGGTATTGCCGTGATACTTATTGGCATAGCCCTGTGCGATGTAGAGACCACGGAGCACGTCGCAGTGGAGCTTGATCACCTTCTGCTGGCGCAGGCGGGCATCCCACTTGGTGTACCACTCCAGCACCGTGTCAAACGGAGTGCTGTCATGTGCATCCGTAGGTACAGAGATAGCATCACAGGCAATCAGGTTGCCATTCTCGGCAGAGATAATACCATCTTCGATGTCCTGCTCAATGTCGGTATGGAAACCGTCGTAGAGAGAGAGCTTCTGCTTTGCTTCGTCCTCGCTGTCCTCGTAGGCCATCTTGCCGAAGAACAGATTGCTCTTCAAATCCTCGGCATAAGACTTCAGGATAGCTTCGACAGCAACAGTAGAGAGAGGATAGTCGCCACCAGCCTTACCGTCGGTACCGAAGACAGTCTCAACATAGTTGTCGATGTTGTCCTTGTAGCGGTTCCAGGTGAGCTTGGCAACCAAGGTGCGCTCCTTCAGGAAACCAATCTTGTTCTCGACAGGTGTACCAACCTTCTTACGACGGGTAGTGCCACCCTTACGAACAAGCAGATGGTCAGTCTTCTTGAACTGCACACCACTAATAACCTGAATGCCCAGACGATCGAGCAATTCGGGATCTTCGTAGGCAGGACCCATCACGATCTGCTTACCTACCTGCTCGGCCACATGAGTAAGAGCCTCACGACCGATGAACTCTGGTGCTTTGTTTTCAGCCATAATTCTTTTTGTTTTTAAGGGGTTATTACTAAGTGAACTTGATTACTTTTGCAGAGATTCCATGTACTCCTTGCGGATGCGGGCATTCTCCAACGGGGTCTTGTTGTGGTCGTAGTCCGGCATACCACAGGTAGCTTCGTGAGACTCAGCACCAGTGCCATTGTTGGCGGGCGAACCCTCCTGCTGGTCGCCAGGCTTGCCCTTCAGGGTCTCAATCTGAGCTTCGCGCTCTTTCAACTGCTGCTCGGCAGTGGCCAGGCTTTCCTTCACCTCTGCCAGCTCCTGCTCGACCTTGCCCTTGGCTTCCTTCTCAGCATTCAGCTGCTCTTCGTGCTGCTGCTTCATGTTGTTAATCTCCTGCTCGTGAGCGGTCTTCAACTCGCCCATAGCCTTCTCGTGAGAGTCATTCAGTTCCTGCTCCTTGGCATTGACGGCCTCAGTCTTGGCATTCTCTGCCTCAGAGAGCTGGGTCTGAAGAGTCTGTACCTGCTCATCAACGGCAGCCTTATCGGAAGCCTGCTGTTCGAGCGTCTGATTGAGCGCATCCAACATAGAGGGCACGAAGTGAGCACCTTCCTCGTTGACGATAAGCTCTTCTACACCGCAAGCGGTGGCAATCTTTTCGTACTGTTTCATATTCTCTTTGTTTAAGGGGTTATTCTTTTCACCCGAAGCGGATGCTTCAGTAGTGGTTGCTTTTGCAGAAGCGGCGGGAGCTGGATCATCCTCTGGCACGTCATCCTCCGGCTTAACAGGAGCGACGCGCTCAATGGGAGTAGCAGAACCGTTGGCCACCTCAAAGGCACGGGCAACGACCTCTCCGAGAGTCATCTGGCCATCACAAAGAATGCCTGTGACCTCCTGGGCCTCGAAAAGCGCACCATGGATATGCTTCTCAGTAGCAGCAGGGAAAGACTTTTGGATGTCAGCACGGAACTCTACGCCCGTCTTTTTCAGGTCATCCATCAGTTTCTTATCATTCTTGCTGTTCTCGGCAATGTCACGATACCACTTGTTTTTGTCGTAAGACTCAGGATCGTACAGTTCATGGTAAGTCTCATTTGTGTACTGATTGGTGGTGCCATTCTTTTCGGTATAGAAAGCGGCCATCACACCAATGGAGCCAAACATATCCTTGGGGTGCATGTAGTACACTTCATCACATACGCTGGCCAGGTACATAGCAGCAGATGCACAGAGGCCATCCACGAAAGCATATACCTTCTGGCCATGCTCATGGGCATAGTCGATAGCCTGCTTGAAGTCATTGATAGCCCATGCAGAACCACCAGGAGAGTTAATGACGAAGATATGAGCCTTGCAAAACTCATTGTTAGCAGCCTCCATCATCCAGTCGCGCAGATCCATCGAGCCATAGGAGCAAGCACCACCTTCACGAGTGATAGGACCATCCACCGGCATGACATTGACAAAAGGAGCATCCATTTCGTCCATCCACCAACGGGAGGTAGTATTACCGTTTTCTGTCACCTGGTACTCATTGATGACACCGACAGCCTGGCCATCCTGTATCTGCATGGCATAGGGCTTTTTCTTCTGCTGAAGATCGAGTGCTATGCGGCCATTTAGGTTTTGCTCCCAAATAGCACGAGAGCCGTGGACGTATTCAGGCATAATCATCCACAGCTTTGTTGTCAGAAGTTCGAGAAGTCCATTCATATCTTTTGCGAATTTTATTCTACTCGCAAAGGTAGATAACAAAGGGAATAGGGAATGGACGCTATTTCTCGCTGTAAAACGCGATTTCGGGGGAACAAAAAACCCGCTGGGAAAACCAGCGGGCATAAGAGAGAGGGCTATACCTTATTTATATATTAAGCAGAAGGAGGAATGAGCTTAATAGTTTGGCTCGAAGACAGGATTTTGAATTTTAGCGTTGTCGAAGTCGCAGTAGAATGGCTTTCCTCAATGTCGCAGGTGGCAGCACCAGGGAGGGAGAAAGAAAAATCCTTTGAGCCATCGGCACGGGTATAGACTACATGGAAGTCCTGACCTAAAAGCGTCTGCACCAGGGCTTCTGCTCTATCACGCTCCACTAACACAGGCACTTGCAGCTCATGTGTATAGACGTTTCCAGCGGCCTGACGGCCATTTTTTACCTTTAACGACGGCTCTTCTTTCAGCATTACGGCCACACTGTCAGACAGTGCAGCAGAGAAGGCCGCTGTACCGAAAGTGGAAGCCGTCATGTTCAGACTGGCCAACGAAACAGATGGCGGCAGTGTGATGTTACACTGACTTGCCAGATAGACATCGACGCGGACAATGGCATCGAGCATCAGTTCTTTGCATTCTTGATTATTCATATCTCTTTGGGTTTTATTGATTTATAGGGGCTGTCATATAATGACAGCACACTGGACTGGCGAAAGTGACGAAACAGACGCGGACACGCTGTGACCATAAAAAACGCGAAAATACATCATTATTTATCATATTTTAACAAGTGATTTCTACTTTTTATATACTTTCCCTTCATTGTTAATTATCATCGTTAATCATCATCATATTTGGGTAGTCCACCGTATATTTCGTGTTTGTCGATGCGCGTCACCAGCTCATCATTGATAATAGCCGGTGACTTTGCCATATATTCAGCCTCCTTTTTCCATCGTTGTATGAGTCGGCGCAGGGTACTACGCTCGTTCTTATCATGTGACACGGGAATATCGTATGCCATGAGGAAACGCTCCAGCACCTCAATGTTTGAACGGTGAATACCGTTAGACTGTGCAAAAACTTTGTTGCGGGTAGAGAAATCGAGGAAAGTACGAATGAATGTATTTCGCAACAGTTCACGAAGCTGCTGTGCGGCCCTGGTATCAAGGGTATGCGACTTATAGACACGCTGCACATGACCGTCAATGCAGATCTCTCGCGGAGTAGCAATACATAGGAACTCGTAGGCATCTGTCTTCGTTTTGTTGGTCAAAGCCTCCAGCGTACACACCTCGGCATAGGTCAGATACTCCGACGGGTCACGGACAATGATCGGTTTACCACCATTCGGCAGCCGGCCACGGAGCATATTCTGCCATGCTGACTGTGAGTAGCACGATGCACGGTGCTGTTGTTTTTCAGGTATGATACGCAGCCCATTGGTCAACACCACATACTCAGGAGTATATGGTGAAAACTCAATGGGTGTTGTCATTGGTAACGAGTTTCCATCACCAGTAGCCCGCATAAATGCGGCTACATAACGTGACGTGCGTAGATAGATGTTAGCCATAGTGCAAAGATACTACTATTCAGCCTCGGTAGATAGACGAAGCTCTGGATGTTCGATATACTCATTACAAACAGATGCCGGCAGATAGGTATGCACGGTGAATGGCGTAGCAGCCACGATGACCAGCGTCTCACGCTTGTTATCGCCTACCTCTGTTTCAACATCCTTCTTAATCCATGCCGTAACAATGTTACGCGCATCCTTGATGTCATGTGCCCATGCCACGAACTTACGTTTCTTGACCCAAGCATTCTTGTTGCTGGTATTCTCAATCCACTCTTCAGCACGGGCATAGGTGGCCAGCACCTTAAACGGCATCTTTACGGGTGCATCCTTATCCTTTGCCAATGCTTCCTGTTCTGCCTTGATGTCGGCAGCTGTGCGTCCGATAAAGGTAATATCATTAAGAATCTCCACATCAGTAATATGGAAGTTGCTGCAATGCTCACCAAACACTTCCTCGGTGGCTCCCTCGGTATAGTCTGCTACAAGGTCCATAGCCTGACGGATGGACTCTGCACGACAAATGACCACCCCCGTTTTTGTGATACCCTTCATCGTCACCTTAACATGACCAAGACGGCAGAAAGTTCTTAGTTCCTCTGCACGACCAGGGGTATTGGTGACGCAGATCTCAGTGATACCATACTCTTCAATGTCCTTTGCCATCTTAGAGTCCACTTTCTTATCACGATCATAGAGCACTTCGTTACGCTCTATGCTCACTATTTCCTGGGTGTCCTGATCCACAAAGTCCTCATGCCATGTCTTCAGTACACGCTCTGCCAGGAACATACCGATGCCCTCCTTTGGAGCCACCTTCTTTTTGATATAGTCTTTTCTCAACATAACAGTTATATTTATTACGATGCTTTGTTTCTCTCAGCAACTATTTTAGGTAACACTTCAGCAGCCTTTGCTTTCATTCTGTCAAAGAAAGCCTGGACCTGCGGGTTAATGTCTTCCGTTGTAAGCACCTGCATTCCAACAAACAACTGCATCAGCATTTCAGCCATCACCTCCACCGATAAATGCGGGTCAGCGTTGTTTTTCTGAAACAGCTGAGTGATTTGCAAGAGCAACATCCCCTTTGGATCAAGCGACGGTTTATTTTCCTTTGCCATGGCCATTCACAACAGGTTTGAATGAGAAAGCCGCCCAAAGTTCAATGAACTGGCGACCGGCATACTCTGCAAGTTCACGAGACTTGAAGGCCAGGCGAGCACCGAGGCTCGCGTACGAGCTCGAGAAAGCGCTACGCGAGCGCGCACAAGCGAGACCGCATTGCGCACCGCGATCCGCGACACCCCCGACGGCCAGCAGCTTAGAACGCTCCACTTCGTTCATAGCATCTATCTCCTGCTGTGTATAGAGCCAGAACCAAGGCCAGTAGCGATACTCATCAACAACGAATTGAGGTTCCCAGCCCTCATTGATGGCATAGGTGATAATGCGGAGCTTGATGTATGCCAGCAGATCGTCTGTGTAAGGCGAATTGAACTGCAAATCCTTAATGAGTTTTTCGGCCACCTTATCACCCTGCATGGCACGGATGTTTACCTCATTAAAGGCATCCTCGTAAGTCTTGATGCGCATAGTGACGGGAATAGAGGTGTCGATAACCGGCTGCTGGTCTTCACGCGAAGCTGACGCTTCAAGCACAGGTTTTTTTTCTTCCGTTTCAGGCTCATCGGCAGGTGTCAGACAGGACCAGTCTTCAGCAAAAATATCTTCCCATGTGGGGATGAAGTATGTGGCACTTGCAGGAGTCTTTTCATCATCGACAAATGTAATGACAATAACCTGGTCATGGTACGATATTTCACCAGAGCCAACAGTGCTGATTTTTGGTTTGATACTTGCAGGCAATGAGGTCATCTTAGGCACGATGTCCTTTGAGATACACTGCGGAATTTGACGGATGATTTCGCGGTTGTCAGTCCACGAAATACGACGGGCAGAACCACCCTTTTTCAAACATTCGATTACATCTTGAAATTTTGCCATAGTTTTATTTATTTAGTGAATATATAATCAGGATAGGTGTCTATCAGTTTGAACGTATAGACATAAACCTCTGGGTTCTGCTCCCAGGTTCCCTTACCACATATATGGTTTATCATTTCAATAAAATACTCACGAATATTGCTATGTACGTTATGTTTGATATTGACATGATAATGACCATTTGGGAGTTTCTTACGCTTTATATCGAGCCATGTATAATCTCCTGTTTCGCCAGTCTCAATATTGCGGCTGCTGCACATACCATGAAAGACACCCTCACGCAAAATGTCTTCATCGGAAATGTCCTGAAGATGCTCTGTGCGTTTTCCAGTAATTTCTATCTGATAGCGCATTAGTTCAGGACGCACAAAGAGTTTGTTTTCCCATGCAGGTATAATAGATGGATGCTCTACATTCAACACACTTCTTAACCTACGCATATAGGCTATTTGCTTATCAGGAATAGCATTCAGATCACGCCAAATAAAACCGTATGCTTCCGCAAGAGCCACCTTCTCGCCAACCTCATATTGTCGGCGGTCAGTTGTCAGCCGGCGCGTCATGTCTTTTTTGCCTTCAATGACTAATTGAGTCAAAGCAAGCGTAAATCGAATAATACTCATCATATTCTTAACTTTGCCATTGCTCTACCTAAATCTCCTATTGCCTTAACGACAGGAGAAATTTCTACGCTGGAATCGCTGGGCACACGGGCCTCGATAACAGTCATCTTACAGAAGTCGGCTACTGCCTTTTCGAGCGTAGCACCACGAGAGAATTTATAGTCGGCCATCAGATAAATGGCATCACAGGTAAATGCGAGTACCAAACAGTCGATGAGCACCTGAAGCCGATACGGGAACTTTTCAAAAACGAACTGGAACCAGCCAAACATCGTAGATGGATTGACGGGCTTATAACCTGCATTCCTCACGATGTCGGCTGCTTCAGCAAATCGCTCTTTGAAATCATCACGGCCTGTGATGGGGCCAGATATATACATTCGTTGTCGCTTCATTTACCTTTTTCAATATCTTTTTCGATGATAGTATAAAAGCCGTCGAAATCCTTGTTAGGATCACCAGTAGGCATCACATATAAATGTTTCATATTCTCCCGAAGAGTATGCTTAAACAGTTTCCTGAGTTGCTTTGTATGCTTTGCCATAACTATACTTTTTGCAGTCTTTCGTCGATAAATTCCAGTTCATCGTCATGGTATGTCATACCATTTGCTGTATTATGCCACATGTTATAATAACTGGTTCCAAAGAAATCAATAGCATGGTCATCGACCATTACCTCTTCGCCGGAATCAATAACAATGGCTTTGATCTTCGTCCATTCCTTTTTGTGGTTCTGACGACGCATGAAGTCCTCATGCTTTTGGTTAATGGACTCCTGACTACGCCACTTACATTCATCACAATGGTAATGCCCCATGCCGTCACAATAGCCTTCAGGCTCTCCACGTTCAAAGTCATCACAATCAAGGTCAGGATCAACACCTGTACGCTGGTTTGTTTTGCCATGCGTAGGCTGCTGCACCACCATCACCTTTGGAGCCAGGTTTGACATGCCTCCCATGAACTGTGTCATCATAGGCAATGGTGCCGGTTCATTCGACATACGCATGACATTCACCATGGCCAATGTCCTGCCCTCATCCTCTGTCACGAGGTCCAGGGCCATATAGACACGATAATGTTTTTTAGTCTCAGACATAATTAGAACAATTTTAATTGAGCTTTCTCAGCATTTATTTGCTTTTCAGCATCATTATAATATTCCCGATTCAATTCAAAGCCGATGTAATGCCGGCCTTCTTTGATGGCAGCGATGGCTGTTGTGCCACTGCCCAGGAAAGGGTCGAGAATTACCCCCCCCCGAATTGGTAAAATAGTGTATTATCGTCTGAGGTAGCAGTAGAGGAAACGCGGCACGATGCTTAGTGCTTTTATTTTTACCGATCCTCAGAACATTTGACAGAGTACCACGAGAGGCATTCATCACAGGAAGTTGACAGCCCTTACAGTCATGCTTATCAAAGACTATCACAAATTCAAACTCCCTATTCAATACGCCATCGTGCATAGCCGGTTCTGCTGACATCTTATCCCACACCATAATCTCACGGATGCGGTCAGCGTAATGTCCCAGCAGCTTCAAGAAAGCCACCTTATTACCCGTAATCATCATTATATTATAGAACACAAGCCCTTTGGTGACTCTCAACATTTCATCTATACATTGGCATTGCCAGGCATAGTAATCATCCATTGACAGAGCATCATTCACACGGTTGTCATAACGGTTAGCAGGAAGACCCGTGTAGCCAAAGGTTTCTCCTGGAGTCCATTTAGTATATTTGCCGGTATGCAGACGAAGGCCAAAGTTGTAGGGTGGGGAAGTGATAACCGCATCCACACTATCAGCCTCCATCTGCTTCATACCAGCGAGACAATCCATATTATATATGTTGTCAACAGATATCATCAATTACTCTTTGTTTTCCTTTTCTTTTATGGTAAGAATACCAAATATTTTGCAATAGTCAATACCCGCTTGGAACACGTCAGTTATTGCCGATTCAAACTTCATGGTAGCTTCTATTTGTTTGATGGTCATACTCTCACCTTTTGCGCGTCGCTCCTGACGTGTAGTAGAAGCCATATTCAACACAATAGGAGCTGCTGCATCTACAGCACTTTTTACCTGCTGTTCTTCGACAGTCAAATCATCTTTCCAGACGATGCTATCCATCAGTTCTGACAGTCCCTTATGTGCTGCCTGCTGAATTTCATTCATAAACTTTTCTTTGTCCTCAGAATCGGAAAGAGCCATTCCAAGCATCATTTTTATAAAATCTTTCTTATCCATAATGGTGTTAATTTACAAATGCGATACGATACTGTTTATTACGGAGTGATGGGTATCGCTGTTCCAGCATCCGCTTAAATTCATCATTCGTGCCAAGATCCATCACATATTTACCAAGTGACAGGTCAAACCTGACGGGCATTCGCTTGTGAAATGTAGCATAGTATCGCGTACCACCATCGAGCATGATATCAACATGCAGCATCATGGAGCGCGAGCCGTCAGGCTCCAGGCGAGTATTAGGGGGGGGGGAATACGGATATTTCATCATTTTTTTGTTTTTAACATGAATCTACTTCAAAGATATTATTCTTCAGGATTGACCAATTCCCAATCATCTGATAACATATCTGTCTGCGATGCCAGCCAACCATTCACTACAGAGCCATCAGCAGCTTTCATACAGATATACTGTGTGAAGAAACGCTCCTTACGCTCATTGGGATGGTTCTTTACCCATTGTTTGAAGTTGTAAGGTAGGGACTTCACTGTGTCAACGATGAAATCATCAGACAGCATATCAGCTGGACGCATGAACAGAAACATACCCTTACCATTCCATCCCTGGCGGCGCACTAAAAAGCCATTCTTCAATGAGCCAATAGCCTGCCCGAAAGAACCTGTCTGTCCCTCTTGCAGTCTGGCTGCATCCTGGGCACCTACAACGTAACATGTTTCCATGTCACCACGATTATAAGTACCATCGAAATTTTCATTTTCACTCTTTTTCTGAGTCTCTACTGCACCAAGATATTTCTCGGCCATTTCATCTAAATTTGTCATAATCGGATTACCTTTTAATATTTTACATAAAAAATCTTGCACTAAATTCAATCCTTCCAACACGATAATCATAGCAACCATAAAGCTCATCATCGGCAAGCAAGCGATAAAGAGATCTCGGAAATGCCCACTATAAAGACGCTTTCCATGTTTTGCGGCCCATGCAATTCTACAAACATAAAATACCAGAACTATGATTGTCGGAATTACAATACCATATATTACCGTTATATAAGCCAGTTGATCCATCATTCGTGAGATACTTCTACCATATAGTCACCCTTCCTGTTCCAACTGTTCACGAATAGCCTGCTGGAGTACCGGCAGGACATACTTTGCATGACGCTTTGCAGCAGCAGCTACCTTTGTCGGTGCCGTATTCCATTCCACTTCACAGAGTTTGTTGGCAAAGTAGCCGTCGCTAATACCAAGCATAAACTTACGAATACCATCCTTACCAGGAGCCGTAAAGTAGTGGAAGAAATTACCCCATTCAGAGTAGGACATATAGACACCATCAGAAGTGAGGAAACAACGGGCCAACCAACTGCCATTGTTATCCTTCAGGTCATACATGAACACCTGCACACCAGGTTTGTTTGAGAGACAGCAAGTATTACCGATGAGTTCACGCTGACCAGTAATCTTAGCCTCGTTTTCATCAGTCAGCATGTCACTGTTATCATGGATATTGCCGACGATCTCCATACGCTTATAGTCGGGCACCTCGCCGATATACGATGGCAATAGTCGATGCTTACCCCAGGTGAAACACCATCCGCTAATCTCTACGGGATTACCGTCTGGTTCAAAGTCTTTCAAAGACTCCAAATGTCTAATCTGACGTTGCCATTCTACGATAAACAAACGGCCACTACCATCAGGAAGTATTAGTGACAGGATATCACCCTCAAAGATAGGCTTACCGTTCTTATCACGCCATTCTGTAAACCTTCCAAGCGTATTAGGATCTATCCTGACAGACTCCAAAGGTGAAACATGGATATGTGGTTGTAAGGACATGATATGCGGCTCACCTTGCACCCAGCGGCCATCTTCAACGGCCTTTGCACGACAAATATATCTATTCATTACCTGATATTCTTAAATTATCTAATTTTTATACCTAAATCACATTCTCCTGTAAACACGCTGGAAAAACTCATGTGAGAGCATTCACTACACATATCTCCAGTATCATCAGGAAAAGGACAGCCGAGGGATGCAAGGTCTTTACGCTCAATGCCAGGGTAGGGGTCAAAGCCCTTGCTGTTGATGCAATGCTGAGTTGCAGGATCATCCGCAATCGTCTTATCAGCACAATGGCTGCACAGCTCATGGGAATCATCCACCCACCAGCAATTACCGTGCGCCGGATTGTGACACGGATCATTGTCTGTGCATCCACAAATCTTACATACTCCGTAGGGCATAATTACTCAATGGGTTCTATATGAATAATATCGTATGTTTCAGAGCCTTCGCCAAAATCTGCACAAACGCAGCGGTCAGTACCAACCCAGAAAACGCCGGACTCAGAAAGAACACCATCACGGCATTGGGATTTCATAACCTGTCCTTTGCTATTCTTTTGAATGTAACGCACCTTTTGACCAGCATTCAGGCGGTCGGCCCATTTCTCCTGGAGTGCCTTGCTCCAAATAATTTCTACTCTACGCCCATGGTTTTCGTAATGGACGGCCATGCCTCCAAAAGTAGGCTCCAATGCCGAGATTTTCTCGACCACTTGACGCTTTGAAAGAACTACGTCAAAATCCAATTTAGCCAGTAATACATCTGGCAACTCTTTTTTGATAAAATCAAATGCTTCCATAATTAAAACAATTTTGTTAATACAATTACATATTTAATACAACATACTTTCCTGGGATGGAAGATCGGCGCAAGCGGCGGTCACATTCATGGCCAAAAGCCACAAGCACCGAGCCAAAGAACGGGGAGCCGGTGGTGCCATCAGGTGTAATGAACTTGATGCGATGACGCATGAAGAGCATTGAGGTGGCACGAGCAAAAACGACTTCCTGGAACAGCAGATTATCCACCTGATTCTTCAGCAATGCGATACCATTGCCATGCTCTGCCAGCTTCTCAACAAACGGACGCAGCAGCGGACGGCTATAAGGTGGATTCATAAACACAACAGCAGCGTCCGGCCACGTCTGACTCAATCCATCCTGCTCCTTATTGAACGACAACGGCGCAATCTCGTATGGAGGTTGCATAGGCGCACATGGATCAAGGTCAAACGGGCCGAGTTCGTCCACAACCCAACGAGGGGTGTACCACTCATCGGAGCTAACTACTGGATTCTGCTGTGTTCTATTTGCCATTATTCAGGTTTTTCTTCTCGGTAAAATTTCTTGATAGACTCCTTCCAAACGACCTTAAACTCATACTCATTTGACAGCTTTTCAACATGCTGCATGAATCGGTCACACTCATTCCAATCATACCGTTTGGCAGAGTAGGGCGACAGGAGGCCGATGCGAAACTCACGGCACACATCCTTTACGGTCTCAATGATAGCCAACGACACAGCAAAGTCGATGACTGGCTCCATCGAGGCCCAGCACTTGAAATTCATACTCTCCAGCATGATCATTGCCGCCTGGCGGTTACTGTTCTTTGGAGCGTTTGGCTCCATATAGTCAAAGCCTGTCAGTGTGAAGCCGATATGCAGATAATAGCGGTACGGAAAGAGCTGCTGGATAATCTCAGTATTCTGTACCCACCATGTCGCTTTCGTGAGAACATACACCGGCACATGGTGCTCCATGGCATAAATAGCACACTTGATGGTCAGCGCATACGTCTCACGAAGCATTGGGTCGGTACTGAAAGAGAAGAAAATACCACCATCAGCCCTAAACAACTCATGGTAAGCATCCACTTCCATACAGAAGCGTCGGTAAGCCTTCTCTTCCGTACCACCCACTTTTTTCTCTATCTCAGGCACAGCACCGCCGAGCTGCTTTGCCATCGGGCCACGACGGAGATAGCAATAGGTACACTGATGGACGCATCCCTTATAGAGATTGCATCCCCAGACAGCATACTCCTGTGCAGGGCCTTCAGGCTTGTATATCGCAGTGTGGGCGAGTGGTCGTTTCATTGCTTATTTATCATAATTGTAATTATAGTAACTTAGTCCTCAGTCTTATTGCAGACAAAAGCGAGGGCTTGTTTCAAGGTTCCCGTAGCGGTTTCCCATTGATGCTGAATGTCATTGATAGCCCGTTTTGACTCATACTTGATATCCGCAATTTTTTTACGGCTGTTGATGTCATTCGTCTGCATTTCGTAATCGAGATTGTGAATCTCGTTACGCAGTGTCAGTGTTCGCTCACGCTCATCAGTATTGCCACCAGTCGGCAGTTGAGAGCGTTTCAGATCAATCAGGCAGATAATACGGTTACGTTCCACCTTTTGCTCAGTCCTGACGTTAAAGATAGCCGTCTCTTGTTGATGACGCAGTTCGTCGATGTTCTCATCACGCCAGATACGGACTTTCCCAAACCATGCTCTGACCTCTTCCTCTGTGAGCAACTTTAGCTCTTCCAGGGGGGGGGGGAATTCAAAGATTTTTCCATGAAAATTTACTTTTAAGTTAAAAAATATGAGTTATTACACTAAAGTTGAGCTTTCACCACCATAAACGCGCATCTGGGGCAGAATGGCATCGTGAATCTGCTGTGCAGCGATCTGTGCATTGGGATGTGGCTTACCTGTCTCACCTGTCAGACGCAGGCGCATAATGGCTTTCCACTCGAAGACATTGTAGGTATAAGCCACACGGGTAGCCGTATCAAGAGCCAGGAAACCACGCGCATCCTGTGCAGGCAGTCCGAGGCGAAGCCCCAGCTTATATGCCCACTCGCTACACTTCCAGAACGTGCGGGCCATCAGTTTCTTCGTCCAGTGAGCACAGTTATACCAGTGAGGCAGACAGATGGTGATGCCACCCTTTTTGCCGAAGTTCACATAACGGGTGCTCTGCTCCGCAATGTTGTTAGGCGAAGTACGGTTCAGTTCGCGGCTGGTACTGATCTGTGTTGTCACACACACCGTATAACGTACCAGAGCCAATGCCGTGACAAAGTTCAGTTCGTTGGCCTTGCCTACAAACTGCTGGAGTGTCACCTCGTAAGGCACAAGCTGAGACTCGATGCGAGGGTTATCCATAAGATACTGAAGGTTGGTAGAAACGAAGTAGTTGCGCGTCTTAGCCTTCTTATCCTTGTGATATACGATGCCCACATAGGGCGAGTTATTCAGGGCCGTAAACATCCACAACGGGAAATGTTCTTTATCGGCTTCCTCAGAGTGCTGCACGTTAGGCACCACGAAATAGCGTGAGCCATGTCGGAACATCGAGAGGTGATTACGTTTCTTCAGCATTTCGCAGAAGTCCTCGGCACTCTTCTGCCCACCTTCAGAGGCATAGCACAGACGGGCAGCACGAGCCACCTGTTCCTGCCACTGCTCTGGCGCAGGCCATAATTCTACTGATGGTTTGATGAGATACATATTGTTAATACCTTAATGTGATTCCTGCTTCCTTGCAACGGGCAAAGAAGTAATTGATTGATATAGTCGTTGGATTACTGTTGTACTCAAACTTCTTTTGACAGTCAGAAGCATTGTACTTATTGCTGATGGCCGACACACGATGAAAGAACTGACTGCCCCAAGGCTCCGGCAAACAGGCCAGCGACATGCCTATGCGGATCCATACATCATAGTCATTGGTGATATCGGTATGCGTCGTTTCGAGCTTCTGCACCAGGACCTCCACCTTTTGCACCAGTTCGTCGGATGTCTCACTACGCTGGGTATAGACAGCGGCCTTGGGTGCCAGCATCTGCTCCCCAAGATCCACCCCTGAGTAGGGAATGGCATTGTTATTGATATACGGCTTATCATCGTAGGACGCGAAACGGATGCGCGTCACATCAGCACACTTACGGTCGATGACGATGCCCAGGGCTGCATACTCGCGGAGCAAGGCCGCAAACTGCTGACGATGATACTGAGGATAAGCCAGCGGAATGAGTACGAAGTAGCCGGTGCCAGAACACGACTTCATGCACAGTGCTACCTCTGGCCGATGACGCAAAGTGCGCAGTATGACTTTCATATCCTGGAGCGACTGGTTATCCTGGCGGTCGATGTCGATACACAGGAAACCCGTATGCTGTAAGAGGTGTGCCTGACGGCGTGACACCATTTCCCTGACGATGAACTTCTCACCTGTGCGATGATTCGTTTTCTCCACGTCCACCTCGCGCAGCTCAAAGAGGCCCGACAGGGTGGCACCAGGCAGCAGCGTCTTCATTTCTCGGTAGTCATCACGCGCCTTGGCCGCTTTCTCGCCATACTCTGCCACCATAGCGCGAAGCTGATCAACCACTGGCTTCCAGCGGTCGGTCAGACAGAACTCGCGGATGGTCATCTGCTGGATGATCTCGCCCGTCTCGCGGTCAACGAAACGGCCACAGTTATCGTGGGAGTCGCTATAAACAGAACAGAGTTGGTCAAACATACTTTTCTTTTTAGCGGCTGTAGTGTGGATGTATGGCCGCCCAGAACCATTCCACGAGGATATTCAGGACCCATGCGGCAAAGAAACCGGCCAACAGCAGGAAGAATCCCTGCCAAAACAGACACGAGAGACCGTACCATGTGGCGGTGATGGCCACTTGCACCATGATCTCGATGCGATAATCCTTTTTGAAGTAGTTTTTACGCCACTTCCATTCCTTTTCCGGCGACTGGTCTTTGTAATACTCCCACGACACCATGCCGGCAGTCATCATGCAACCGATGAACATGCCAACAGGTAGTGGCCAGCCCCCAACGAGGGGAGCCAGCCACAGCGCACAACTCACCAGTGCGCTTGCAAGGACCCAATTCAGGATGACGAGATATACTTTCATATCTTATATATTATTATGGTTTTAATCAGTTCTTAGTCTGATTTTCGATGCAAAAATAAGAAACTTTCTTGAATTGACAAAATATAATTCGGGTTTTATTCTTATTTCCCCCAAAATTTAACACTTTTATGAGGGTTTTATTCTGTTTTCGCCCGATTTCTCCCCTCTCAGTGACAAAACCACCCTCAAACCCTAAAATAACTTTTTGCAGCCACATCTACCGCGAAGCCTAATGTTGTTTTCGGGGAAAAAAGTTTTTTAAGGATGAGAAAAGTTTGAAAAAGGATGAAAACACTTAGTGCTAACTTGTTGATTTTCATACATAATACTAAGGTAAAAAGTTATTTTTACCTCTTTTTCACAAATTATTACGCATACAGGAGAAAAACAGAAATATGGAATTAGAACGAAAAAATCCCGTTTTCTCCGCTTAACTGCTTTCCTCCGTTCCTCCACAACTCATTGATTATCAAAAGAGAAAGCAGAGCTTTCGCATTATTGCTCATTACCTTTTAAGGTGCGGAAATTTGAGAATTATCGAGAAAGAATTTTCGCAAAATAATAGTGAGGGTACGCCGAAAAATGACTTTTTCAACTTTTTGGAGCCTAAAAATCGGCCAAAAAGTAGTATCTAAGGGTGTTTCAGGGAATGATAGTGCCATCACTGGCTCATCTTTTGACCGCCACTGAGGGGTGCGGGGATAGCCTGGAAGACCCAGCGGACAAACCGCTGGGAACAACACCGACAGGAGCGCGAAAATAATTAGAAAATAATCGCCAAAACATTTGGCCATGTCGCGGAAAATTCGTAAATTTGCAGCGTAATTAAATTGGGGTAATATGTGCTTAAAATCACATATATAAAGGGTGCGATATTACCCCAAGAGCGGAGCCAGCGCGAAATTTTGATTACCTTCAGCGCGAGAATATCCCACACCTTTTAATTACACAAGCGGTGGCCACGCTTCACAGCGTGACCACCGAAAAATTACATAAACAGTATGTAGTACAAGAATCAATGTCAATAGCTACCGCTGGTCACAGTAGTTAGCCCTTACGCCACAGGCGATCGCCGGAGTTACGACGCATGAATGCGGCACCGTCGGCAGACTCCTGAGTGACGCTTCCACGTCCGAATTTGTTGACGTGCAGACCATTCTTCTGGAGCAGCAGCATCATGGCCGTAAACTCTGCCATCGTATCACGGAAGCCCTGGATGTCTTCAGAGGTGAGCATATTATCACCCGCTGCTGACGCATCGGGCACCGTGAAGTCGGACAGGTTGCCATCGTCATAAGTGCGGAATCCACGCCCAGAGAAGTTTTTGTCGAACTTCACAATCTCATTGATAAGGTCAGGACGCGCCATTTGCATGGCTGCTGTTGTTTCCCTACCAATGACCATTTCAGGGCCTTTCTCGCCCACAAGAGACGGCTGGCCGTTGACCATGGTAGCGATAGGCTGTGTAACAATGCCCGTCTGTAATTTGCCTACCTGTTTGGCGTTATACACCTTGCCGTCTGTACCGAGGACGGGACTTGTAGTGTCGCCGGATGGAGCGGAACCGCCACCGACAGACTGCACGTTACCACCGTCGTATGTCAGCATACCCGTGGCCAGCTTCACGTTAGGACCAGAATCAGCACCGCCACTGTCACTACCGCCAAAGGCAGCAGAGATAGCCCATGAGAGCAAGCCCATCAGCAAGGCTGTGATAACAGCGATGAGCGGAATACCCCAGAAACCCAAGGTGCCAATGATCTTGGCAGCACCACCGGCAATACCGAGTCCCACCTTACCTGTTGTAGCCGTTGCTTCCTCAGACAGTTCGGCAGCGTTAGATGTCGAATGCTGTGTGAGACGTGCAGCGTCGCCCGTCTGCTGTGCTGTCAGCATGAGTGCCTGGTACATCTGTTGTATCTGGAGCAATGTCTGCTGATGCAGCGTTTCGTCGGCTTCCTCCTGACGATGGTACAACTGCTTGGTGACACGGCGCGTCAAGTCTTCGGCCATCAGCTGAAGCGTCATCTTGGCGTAGGCTTTGAGCATGGTCTTAGCCATGTTCTTCATCTTCTCGTTAGAATCCTCCGCATCATCAGAGAGACTTTCCAGGTACTCCCCTACCCCTTCGGCAAAGGTCGCCATCGGTTCACTGAATGACTGCAACAGTTGAACACGCTCATTGAACTTAGCGGCCACCTTATCGGCCATGGCCGTCTGTGCCTCCATCATCTGACGTTTGGCATCAGTCAACTGCTGTTCGCTGATCTTATCCTGCTCACGGAGCGACTTCATTTCCTGATAGTAGAGACGGGCCCTTTCCGACATCAGGCGATAGCGCAGTATCTCTGGGTCAGAATCCATATTCCAGGACATTCCCAGCTGCTGTGTGAAGTTCTTATCTGAGCCGAAACGCTGCTGGTCGCTATTGATAGTCGAAAGATCCTGTGTGGCTTTGTCGATGCCCTGGATGTCAGGACGGTTGTTAAACACGAAGTCAGCACGGCGTTTTGCTTCGTCGTAGGCTTTCTTCTGGGCATCGGTGTAAGCGTCGGACATTTCGATGAGCTTCTGATAGAACACCTGCCACTGCTGCAAATCCATATTCAGCATAGACTCCAGGGCAGAGCCGGACAATGTACCATTGTAATCCTCACCAAAGAGCAACGTAAGCATTGCCTTCTGGCCGTCCTTGGTAGAGACATCAGCAGCAAAGACATCCACGATGTGCTCACGGGCTTTCAAGAAAGCCTGTTGCCACAACTTAGATCGACTATCAACGAAGTTCTGAATGTCCTCAGACTTACCTTCCTGAGACCACTTCATCAGCTGTTGCGACTGGCTGGGAGTCAGTTCGGCCACGCCTAACTGCTCCATCTGCCCCTCATAGTCACGGTTTACCTTGCCGGTATAATTCTTTTCCAGCAAAACCTTTTGGCGGGCCTGGTATGCCGAATTTGCCTGTTTAACATTTGCCAGTTCATTCTCAGTAGCCTTACGCCATATCTGATCGAGCAATACGGAACCATTCTGCCCCAGCTCCTTAGAGAGCGTTTCAATCATCTTTTTCAGCTGGTCGATGTCATTGTGAATGATATTGTCGAGCAACTGCGTTGACTGGTTAGTGCCATCAGCAGAAAGAGGCTCATAGAGATCATCCAGCATCGACTGACGGAAATCAGCCCATTCGTTCTCTGTGCCGGCAATAGCCTGACGCACATTAGCCAGTGCGCTATTCATGCGTACCGTCATACCGTCCACGAGTTTCTTCTGAAGCTCTGAATCCATGCCGGTACGGGTAGCCATTTCCGTAATGGCAGCAATCTGACGCTCGTAGTAGTTCTTTACATTGTCGATGATAGCCTTGGCCTTATCCTGTTCCTCGCGCATTTCAGCACGAAGAGCCTTGCGGCGGGCTGCTTCCTCTGCACGGCGACGCTTCTCGGCTTCTTTGTCAGCAGCATCATTAGTCAATTCGCCTGGAGTCTCAGCAAACGGATCGTAGTCGCCGATGAGCGGGTCAAGAGCTGCATCAATACTCTTTTTCGTCTTGTTATACTCCTGCCAGGCATCCACATATTCACGAATAGCCTTACCATAAGCCGCTACATTATGCTCAGTACCAGCCATATCGGTAAATACCGAATAGTCGTTGTTAAAGCCACTTCTGCCATCAGTACGCCTACCGAAACGACTCTGCACCATGTCAGAATAAATGGAAACCCAGTTTACACTACCATAAGTGTTCTGATTCTGGTTTATCTGATCTTCAAGCCATTTGGTATCGTAGGCAGCAAAAGAGCCATCACGCGAATTATTTACCGTCAAGTCAGAGAAGGCACGAGCCTTTTTGCCCAACTCTCCGGCTTTATCGCCCAATTCCTGATCGTAAGCGCGTTGCTTCGTCTGGTAATATATTTTTTTGCGCAGTTCATCATTCAAGAGCGCGTAGTGCTTTCGCAGGTCATCCACCGAATTAACCTCGATGCCGAGTTTATTCAGATAGGTGCCGTAAGTACGGTTAAACTGTCTCAGGATGCGCTCACGCTGTGCCTGTGACGTGTTCGCGTCTTCCAAGACACGCTTATAGGATTCCAGTTTACGAGTCTCTTTGTCGATCTCAGCAGCAGCCTCCTTGATGTACTCGTTCATCGTCTTCTGCTTGTTGGCAGCATCATCGGCAGCATTGCCATAGTTTGTTAGCCAAACGACGGCAGAAGCTATCAGGGAGATTATCAGTCCGAAGATGTTGGCCTTCATAGCCGTATTAAGGCCCTGCTGTGCCACCATAGCACCGATAATGGCAGTCTTCATGGCCACGAAACCACGATAGAGAGCCATCACGCCCATATAAGCACCCTTGAACAACAGGAACTGGATAAGCGTAGGCAACAGAACCACCAGCAGCTTCACGGCAGCGATAATCATTGTCAGCACGAGCCTTATCTGCCCCATATAGAGAGCCGAAGATGTCAGCTTTTGGCTCATGTCATACCAAGCCTGCGACAGCTCCTTCACGGTGTCAACACCCTCTGGGTTCACGAATGTTCTTACCCAAAGTTGGTTGGCACGTTCAAGAATGGCATTTGCCGTTTCCTGCTTCATGGCATACTCCGTTGTCAGCGATGTTGCCTCTTCAAACGCTTCGTTAGCTTCCTCTACATGTGCGCGTACAGTATCTACATTCTTCGACATGGTGGCCATCACACCTATCAAGCGTTGACCCTCAGAGCCAAGATCCTTCCAGATGTTACCCAGCGCATTCATGTTACCCTTCTCGCGCATCTTTTCCATGATTTGCAGAATGGCCTCCATTGCCTTACCCTGTGAGAAAAGATTATTGATGGTGCCTTTCTCCATGTTCAGCTGCTGCTCTATCAGGTTGTGATTGGTCTGCAAAGACGTGAAGAGTTTACCAAAGGCCGTGGCTGCAACTTCAGGAGCCTGCCCCAAAGCATCCGCTGCACTTCCCAATGCCAAAAGCTCCGGCGTAGTAATTCCTGTAATACGCGACAAACCAGTAAGGCGTTTCGAGAAGTCCACGATATGCGTACCGCTGGCAGTAGAAGTGGCCGCAAGCTGGTTAATGGCAGATCCTACAGACAGCATGGACTTTTCTACACCGAGTTTCGGAATGAGGCCCATCGTATCAATGAGCTTTGAAATCTGCAAGAGGCTATCTTCGCCGAGGTCATCGGAAAGAGCCACCTTTACCTGGTCGGCAGCACGGACAAATTCGACCATACCTTCCACACCGTATTTTCCAAATCCCATTTTACCGCCTTGATACGCCAAATCTGACAATTCCTGAATGCTTGTGCGCGTATCAAGTTTCGCTATGCTTTCAGCCAGTTCGTTCACATCCTTAGTAGTCAGTCCAGTCACCTTACGGATGTCTGCCAACTGGTCAGAGTAAGCCAGATTACTACGGAGCATTTCTTGGAGCTTCTGCTGTGCCATCGAGAAGAGCTGGAACACACCGAAGTACATGGAGATATTTCTAAACGTCGTACTCCATGCAGAAGCCTGATTATTGATAGAACGTGTAACACTATCTATCTCACCACGAATCTTTTGTAGTTGATTCTGGCGATCCTTATATTTTGCATCCTCACGATTCAGTTTCGCCATTTCCTCTTCCAACTGCTTTGCAGCCTTACGAAGATTCTCCAATGGCTCTTTTTTGAGGTTACGCATCACTTTGTCGATGTCAACGGCTTCACGGTCCACACCTTCGAGAGCCGTCTTCAGTTGCTTTGCCCAAGTAACCCACTTCTGACGGTTAGGGTCGTTGGAAGCCATCTTATCCAGTTGGTTACGGCATTGCTCCAATCCCTTACGGAGCTGTTCAGGAGAGGCGTTAGCCAGACTGCCAACCAGTTTCGTAACATCCTGCTCTATCTCCTGCACTGTTGGCTCTATTTTTTTCTCCTTACCGCTGATTACATCCAGTTGCTCATCACACTTTTTCAATTCAAGGTTGATACGCTCGATCTCAGCAGAGACGTTACCACTGGCCGGCATGATACCACCCTTACCAAGTTGGTCACGATAGGACACCAGGTTAGCACGGGCAGCACGGAGTGCTTCAGCATTGGCACCACCGCCGGACACCGTTGTAAAGGCACGGTTCGCCTGCTCTGCCTGGAGTTGATGCAGTACGTTCACCTGACGCTGGTAGGCGTTGCTGTTTTTGTCAGTCTGAGCCACGAGCTGCTTCTGTTGATTGATGGCACGAGAGAGCCATGCGTCAGAAGTCTGGGAGAGGTTGCCCATGTGCTTCTGAATGTTGACCATTTCACCCTGAAGGATTTTGATTTGGTCGGTGATGGCCTTGTATTTCTGGCGCAGGTCATCGAGTTTAGGCGAATCGGTGCTGACACGGCCCATTTCTTTCTTCACCTGGCG